CCGCTCTGCTTAACATGGGCCATGTAATTTCCAACGTATATTTAATAGCAATAAGATCGCCTACCATATCACCATTCGCTACACGCCCTGTATTATTTGACCACACTTTTTCTTTTTTAATGGTCAATCCCCCGAGGGCCGGAGTCGGCATCGTAACTCCGTCAATAATGATATCATCTGTCACTTTACCGCCTCCTTATCCAAATACCGGATTTCCGGTCTGTTTCTGATAGTTGTTTCCTTCCTGGCGGATCACCTTAAACAATTTCTTTGCATCGCCTTCCAGATAGATGTGGAGTTCCTGTCCACGATCATTTCTGCCCTGCATGCTTTCAAAAGCATTCACAACTGCTTCAAATACACCTGCCCGGATTCCGGCAATGATCTGATTATTGTTTGCCACCGCAGAACGGTTTCCCATTCTTCCGACAAGCTCCGGTCCGGACTCTCTTGCCACGAACATTTCTCCCATACCAGGGAATCCGCCATTTGCGTACCAGCTCAGATTGAAACGTGGCAATGAAAATTTGAAGTTACCGATTTTTATAGATCCACCTTCCCAATCCCAGTTGATATGTGGCATAGGGATATGGATGCTTGAAAATCCATTTGCAAAAGTCTGAATAACATTCTGGCCAACTGTGTATAAGCTTGGAATTGCGTTTGCCACCTTGCCTGGTATATTACTTAATATTCCAGACAGAGAGCTCCAGTTATTATTCAGGCCGGTTCTCATTCCGCTTATGATATCCCTGCCTTTCGGCGTTACTTTGCTTTTAATATCTCCGATAGCGTTGAAAGATTGAGAAGCGATTTTCTTTACTCTGCTCAGGAATGTTGATTCCCTTACAGCTTCCCAGCCATTTTTCAGACCGGTGATCGCAGCATTTCCTTTCCCACGTAGCCATGTTTTGGCATTTCCAAGTCTCTCTTTTGTCTGCCCTGGGAGTTTAGCAATCCAAGACAGTACAGCTGGCAATCCTGCTTTCATACCATTGAACAGGCCAGATATAACATATCCGCCCTGCGTACGCATGACTGTTGATGGTGAATGGATTCCGAAAGCTTTTTTGAATCCGTTTATGAATGGTTTAAAAATGTGTGCCTTGATCCAGGTTCCTATATCTTTAAATGACTGCACAACACCATTTTTAAAGCCTTCCCAGGTGAATTTTCCAGCTTCTGTGAAATGCTTTATAATATACTTCCTTGCATCTGCAACTGCATTTTTAAAGATACCGCCAATAAATGCGGCAAAACCTCCAAATGCAGCTCCAATCGTTTCAAAAACTCTGTCAGCAATTCCGCTCCAGTCAATGTTTACCATCAGATCTTTTGCTTTGTTATAGATGGTGTCCCCCATGGACCACCAATCCATGTGTTCAATCGCTGAGATTGCAAAATCAAAAAAGCCTTTTATCCCATCGGATAAGGTCTGTCCTATTTTTCCTGTATCAATGGTTTTGACCGTGTTGGTTACAAGATCAGCCAGTGCAGTGCCCAAGCCTCTCCAGTTAAAGTTATGAACTGTGGTATAAAGTGCTTCCAGTCGTGTGTTAAAGCACTCTCCAACTGTTTTTCCAACTACACTCCAATTGGTTGTCGCAATCGCTGTATTCAGTGTGCTTACCAGACCAAAGACGGTATCATGTACGGTTCCTTTGATCAGATTCCAGTCAAGGCCTTCAAGAGCACCATTGATCCCATCTCCGATAGCTTTCCCAAGACTGTTCCAGTGGAAATTCTTTGCAAAGGTATCTACAAATCCAAAGGCTGTGTTCAGTCCCTTAGAGAATGTATTACCAACTAATTTCCAATCCGCAGCTTCAATAAAGCCATTCAGAAAAGTGGCAATGCTTTTTGCAATCTTGTTACAGGTATTCTGGATTTTACCCCACGGAATACGTTCCAGTGCTTCGTTGAGCTTATTGCCGACCATGGCGCCAAGTTCTGTAAAATCACCGGACTTCCAGGAATCTTTGATCAGTTTTGCGAGATCTTTGAAACGGCTCTTGATGGCCGTTGTCTGGAACATATCATTAACGCCACCAAGCGGTGATGTATCCGTTCCACTTCCTGTTCCTCCTGATCCGGAGCTGTCTGAATCATCGTTCAGCTTGTTGATCTGGTCGAATCCCAGAAGAGTGCGCTGATATTGTTTTGCCGCTTTTGATGCCGTATCCGCGTTCTTTGCATTATTCTTCAGACCCGTTGAGGTACTGTTAAGACTTGCAGCATAATCCTGATTGACTTTTTTGGCCGTGACCATGGTGGTTTTGCCTGTGAGGGCTCCCATCAGCTGGCCTATGGAATTTACCACGTTGATAACCGTCTGAATGAAACTGTTCAGAATTGGTGCTACAACATTCAGGATTGGTGCAAAGGCTGTGGCCAGTGAATTTTTGAGCTGTGTCAGAGAAGACATCAGCAGAGAAAGACTTCTGTTTGTTTCTCCACTGTACTGTGCAAGGTTCTGAAATCCCTGCTTTGCGCCATCTACAGCTCCACGGATCACAAAACTTGCAAACATAAATTTTGCAGTCATTCCGATCGTCTTCAGTATACCTGTCAAGCCTCGTCCGGATGTTCCCAGACCATTGAACGAAGATTTTGTCCGGTTCAGGAACGGGATGCCGGATGTAAACTTCTGGATCAGTGCAGCGTAAGCACCGGAACATTTCCGGATTACGCCAGTGAAAGAAGATGCAATGTTTCCAACGCTTCCCAGAAACTTTGTAAAACCTCCCCATCCCTTCGAAACAGTTGTTCCTATTCCTTTGACAAAGTTCAATGCCTGTTTCGGAAGAGATACCGGCCGCTTTACATCCGTGTTTGAGGATTCCATCTGTCTTGCTTTTGTTTTATACTCCTCTACAGCTATCTTTGCTTGATCAATATCATATGTAAGGCTTTTCCATTCCTGGCTTTCTTTTGATACGCCCAAAGCTTGGAGCTTATTTTCTTTTTCGTGATAAGCATCAAGTTCTTTATTTACTTTTAAAATATCGTTTTGTAATTTTTGATAATCTTCTGTTGGCACTGTCTGAGTTGATTTCCCTGATTTTTCTAACAATTCCAGCGTTTCTTCATACTCATACAACTGCGTACGAGCTTGGTCAATATCGTATATGAGACTTCTCCATTGCTTGCTTTCTTTTTTTACGCCCATCGCCTCAAGTTTTTCGCCTTTTTTCTCATACTTTTCTATTTCCTCATTCAAGGTTTTTACAGAATTTCTGATTTCACGATATTCGTTTGTAGGTGTCAGTTTAAGAGCGGTTCCTGTCATTTCCATTTTAGCTGCAGCATCTTTGTATTCGTTGAGTTTTTTTTCAGCTTGAGTAATGTCAACTACAAGGCTTTTCCATTGCTGGTTCTCTTTAGATTTACCCGTGTTTTCAAATTTCCGCTGTTTTTCTTGTAACTTTTCCAATGATTGCTGCGCTTTTGATAAATTTTCCTGCAGTTCAGCGTATTCTTCCGTTGGAACTTTGATGCCTGCCTTGATCTGGAAATTCTTCACAGGATTCTTTCCGATCATCTCTCTGATCTTGTTCAGAGTATTTCTTACCGGCTGCAATGCTTTACTTTCCACTCCTCGAAACGG